TGCTTTAGAAAAATTAGAGTATCAAGTAGAAGCAATAGCACAAGAAGGTAAAGTCAAAGGCATGGTAATGGATATGGAAGACGATGCGGCTGACATGTCAAGAGAAGAGTTCATTGAAAAATACGGAAGAGGCTATGCGGATATTTGGGACAAGGTAAATGATGAAGACTACTTTGACCCTAGTGATATGGCACCCGAAAGCTATGACTTTGAACCAATCGCAGATGATATCATAAGTGGAGCAGAGTTTAATCAAGAAAGACCATTGACCGCAGAAGAACAAGCGTTTGAAGATTTCAAACAAGCGGCGGCAAGCGGTGCTTTAAGTGGTGCTAAAGAATTTGAATATCCTAAAGGATCAGGAAAAAAACATCCTGTTAACATGTCAAAAGAAGTAGCCCTAAAAATTAAAGGTGCCTCAAAAACTAACGAAGATGACGTGATACCATTAGGTACTGTAGGAAAACAGTATCTAGGTATGTATAAAGCCCATGGAGCAGATTACCTAGCCCAAGTGTTAAAAATGGACAAAGCAACATTTGGAAAAGAAATGGTAAGGGCTGATGGCGATCCAAGAAAATTAATTCAAAACTTCCTTAATAAAAGAGGATTCAAAGAAGGACAACAGCTTGACGAATTTGCGTTTCTTCCTTTGTTGATTCCGGCGGCGACGGTTGCTATGAGGGGTCTTATGAATCCAGCGGTTAGACAGGGAGCAATGAAGGGCGGTAGAGCTATTGTTGGTTGGGCAATGAAAAATCCAGTCAAAGCAACAGTCGGCACAGCGGCCGCGACAAATCCTATAGATACAGTAAACTTGGCAAAAGGAGCAGTAGATACTGGTAAAAAAATTAAAAAAGGAATCGACGATGCTGGCGCAGTAGTTGGAAATATAAAAAATGCGGTTCAAGATCTTGGTAACAAGATTCCATCAAAAGCTGACTTGATGAAGTTACTTCCTGGTGTACCTAACTTAGGTGGATTAGCAAGAATAGCAAGTCAATATGCTCTGCCTGCGGCAGTCGTAGCGGCTTTGGCAGTCGGGGGAGTAGCGGCATATAAAAAACTTTTTGGTGATAAAAAAGAAGGTGATGATCAGGATACAGTAGATCTAAGTCCAAAAGGACAAGGTGATGAACTAAAAGGTCCACAAGAAACACCTTTAGATGAATTTGTGAAGAGCATGTATGATTATACTCAAAATGCTTTTCCAAAAGGGGAAACAGCAGTATTGACTTCAGTTCAAAAGAAATATGGAGACGAAGCTGTACCCGAAGCTGGTAAGATGATTGACGAGCTTTTAGCTGGTCAAGATCAAGAAATGGCAAGAATTCAAGCACTTGCTGGATTAAGATAACCAAAATACCAGAAAAAGTCAAAAAAAACACTTGACTTTATAAATATTATCGTGTAGTATGTAATTTATGTGCTACGCGATTAGGCACAATACAAAGGCTAATTTAAAGGAGGCTTATTATGGCAACATTAGCAGAGATCAGAGCAAAACTGAAAGAACAAGAATCACGCACAGGTGGTTCACAAAGCTCCGGCGGGGACAACGCAATTTTTCCATTCTGGAATATGAAAGAAGGCGAAAGTTCAACTCTTCGTTTCCTTCCTGATGGTGATGAATCAAATACATTTTTCTGGAAAGAACGTTTGATGATCAAACTGCCTTTCGCAGGTGTAAAGGGTGAGACTGACTCTCGTCCAGTACAGGTACAAATTCCTTGTATGGAAATGTATGGTGATAGCTGTGAAATTCTTAATGAAGTTCGTGGCTGGTTTAAGGATCCAAGTCTTGAAGACATGGGTCGTAAGTATTGGAAGAAAAGATCATATATCTTCCAAGGATTTGTAACTGAAAACGCATTAAGCGACGATACAACTCCTGAAAATCCAATTAGACGTTTTATTATTGGTCCACAGATTTTCCAAATTATCAAGCAGGCTCTTATGGATCCTGACATGGAAGAACTGCCAACAGATTATACTGCTGGTGTAGACTTCCGTCTTAATAAAACTACAAAAGGCGGATATGCGGATTACTCAACTTCAAGTTGGGCAAGACGTGAGCGTCCATTAAGTGATGCTGAGATGAAAGCCATTGAAGCAAATGGCTTATTCAAATTGCCAGACTTCCTTCCGAAGAAACCTTCCGAAGTAGAAGTCAAGGTTATGAAGGAAATGTTTGAAGCGAGTGTCGATGGTGAAGCATACGACATGGATCGTTTTGGACAGTATTTCCGTCCAGCTGGCATGTCTGCGAGAACAGGTGATCCTGTTGCTCAAAAGGCGGATACTAGCCCAAAGCAGGCAACGGCTCCAGTAACAGAGACTCCCGTAGCAGAGGCTCCAAAAACTGAGGCGCCGAAAGCTGAAGCAACAGCTCAACCAAGTGGAAAGGCTGAAGATATTCTTTCCATGATCAGAGCAAGGCAACAACAGTAAAAATATATACTTGTGGGGTTAACCCCCCACAAGGCTATTAAGGAGGTATTATGGCAAAGGCATTTGATCCAAGTAAATTCAGAACGGCACTTACAAAAAGCATAACAGGCATGAGTGCTGGTTTTAATGATCCAACAGATTGGATCTCAACAGGAAATTACGCACTAAACTATTTGGTTAGCGGAGATTTCCACAAAGGCGTTCCGCTAGGCAAGGTAACTGTATTCGCAGGTGAATCCGGTTCAGGTAAATCTTATTTTTGTGCTGGTAACATTATTAAGGCGGCACAAGAACAAGGAATCTTCGTTGTTTTGGTAGATTCAGAGAACGCACTAGATCAAGACTGGTTAGAAAGACTTGATGTACAAACTAGCGAAGATAAACTATTGAAACTTAATATGTCAATGATTGATGACGTAGCAAAAACAGTTTCAACATTCATGACAGACTACAAAGCTATGAATGAAGAAGAACGTCCTAAAGTATTATTTGTAATTGATTCTTTAGGTATGTTATTGACTCCAACAGACGTTGATCAGTTCCAAAAAGGTGATATGAAGGGTGATATGGGTAGAAAGCCCAAGGCACTAACGGCACTTGTAAGAAACTGTGTTAACATGTTCGGTAGTCATAATGTAGGATTGGTAGCAACAAATCATACGTATGCTTCGCAAGATATGTTTGATCCAGATGATAAGATATCAGGTGGACAAGGATTTATCTATGCTAGTTCTATAGTTGTAGCTATGAAAAAACTAAAACTAAAAGAAGATGAAGACGGTAATAAAGTAAGTGATGTACGTGGTATTAGAGCGGCTTGTAAAGTAATGAAAACAAGATATGCTAAACCTTTTGAAGGCGTACAGGTTAAGATTCCATATGAAAGAGGTATGGATCCTTACAGTGGACTTGTTGACTTGTTTGAAAAACAAGGATTACTTGTTAAAGATGGAAATAGGCTAAAATATATTGATAACAAAGGCGAAGAGCATAAAGAATATCGCAAGAACTGGACAGGTGAAATGTTAGATATGATTATGTCTAATTTAAACGCCAATGTTGATTCTGTGGTAAATACCAAGGTCGAAGAACCAGCTGAAACAGAATAGGAGCAACAATGGAATCAAGTATGATAGTCGATATTTGGAACACATTTAAAGAAAGTATCGAGAAAAAACATATTGAAACAGTAGCAGAAAGATATGTAGATGTTTGTGCCGACTTTGGTACAGATGATACTGCCTTTAGAGATGCTATGGGAAATTGTGATCATTTAGATGCGGCAATTTCATATTACTTAGATATGGAAGACCCTGAAGATTATGATGAAGATGACCCAGAAAATTGGGACGACTAAATGGGTTACTACTCCGATGTAGCAAGAGATATTAGCAAGATACCTGATGCTATCCAACACTTTGAAACAGAGTTAAGCGCCGCAAGAGTTGAGACAAAGCTCAAAGGCAACGTAGAACGTGCGGCGGCTGAACTTCCGGGTATTGTAGAACATCGATTCCAACAACTTCAAGAAATTGAAGCAATTTTAAATTATTTAAATATTGAATTGCGTAGATTGCGTAGCACATATTTTAAAAAATATTTAGAAAACTACCAAAGAGCTCTTTCCAGCAGAGATGTTGAAAAATATGTTGATGGAGAAGCTGATGTAGTAGACTACGAAAAGATCATTAACGAATTTGCTCTTCTAAGAAATAAATGGCTCGGCTTGCTTAAAGGACTTGACCAAAAACAATGGCAGATCACCAATGTAGTTAAGTTAAGAGTAGCAGGCATGGAAGATGCGTCATTATAAGTTCCAAGTTCCAGAAAACAGCAGAAAATTAAGAGGACAACTTTTTACATACCTTTATAGGCTTTGTGATGTAAAAACAATTAGTGGTCCTGAAGATATAGAGAAAGACAGATATCTAGCATTTAGTCATCCTTTTGATGATTGGATATTTGACTACATTGTTAAAAATAAAGACTTAAATTTTTTCCATATTGATAACGGATATATAGGTAATCATCGGCATAAGACGCCTTGGCACTATAGAATAAGTTATAATTCTTTACAAAATACAAAAGTTAAAAAAGTATCAAGTAGTAGAATTAATCTACTTGAAATTGATGATAAACTTTGGTCTGATGATTGGAATCTAGATGGAGATTACAACCTGATTGTGCTACCTAACCAGTCCAATATATTTAAATACTTAGGAGAAGATTATGATACATGGAAAAGACAAACATTGGATCATTATCAATCATTAGAAGTGCCTTGTAAGGTAAGAGAAAAACAGGGTAAACGTAGAAAAAGATATGAAGAAATTTTACCTATGATGAGCAAAGCAAAAAAGGTTATTACATATCACAGCATGGCGGCTGTTGAAGCATTGTGTTTAGGAAAACCAATTGAGATACTAGGACAAAGTGCTGTACAACACTGGCAAAACAAAACAAATTTTGACAGAAAGGAAATGTTAGAACACATAGCATGGAGTCAATTCAATAGAGATGAATACACTAACGGCACAGCGTGGGACCTAACATTTGAGTATCAGGTTAATAAATGAGTTATGTAGAATTAGATGGTTGGAGAACTATACCTCAAGACATTTGTCTTAAAAGTGCGAAAAAACAAGGCAATGGAAAAATTGAGGAATATCAAAATTGGGAACTACAAACTGCGATTTCGCATTGTGCTAAACTTAGAATAGCAGTTGATATAGGAGCTCACGTTGGAATAACTTCTTTTAGACTGAGCCAATCATTTGAACATGTTCACGCTTTTGAAGTAAACACAAAACTTTTACCGTGCTTATTATACAACCTAGACATGAAGAAAGTTTTGAATGTTACCACTCATCCTGTTGGTCTTGGTGACACTGAAAAAGATGTGGATATTATTGAAACACATAAAAGTTTTAGCACACATATAGATCCTAATGCTACTAAAGGAAAGTACAAAGTCAAGACATTAGATTCTTTTAATCTTCAAAACGTAGACTTTATTAAAATAGACGCAGAAGGATACGAGCCTTTAATTGCCAAAGGAGCGTTAGAAACCATACAAAGATGTAGACCAATAATTCTTTATGAAAGAAAAGATCACCCTGCCAGGTATGGATTTGAAAGAGAAAGTATAAGAAGTGTGCTTATGGATATAGGATATAGAATGGTTAGAAAATTAGGCAAAGGCGAAAAGAATGCGGTACTAGCATATAGACCAGAAATGAGTCGCGATGTTTGAACTTCCTAAACTACTTGGACATAATGTTCCAGATAAAGCTAAAGATATAATATTTTTTAGTTGTGATTATGACTACTTTGATAGACATGGATACGCACTCGCACAAAGTATAAACAGAACTATAGGTTGGATACACGTACATTGTCATATAATAAACGAAGGCAATATGAATCAAAAAGTATTAGATCAGTTAACTTTACATCATCCATTTACATATTCGTATGAAAACGTAGATAAAGAATTATACAGCAATCTAAAGAAAAATCATAAAAGGATGAAAGAAGGTCAAGATATATTTAAGACAGGTGACCTTGATTACATTGCTAGACGAACATATCTAGCAAGTGCTAGGTTCATGAGACTGTACGAAATATTTCAAAAAGAAGACCAACATATATTTCAACTAGATTGTGATACAGTATTAAGAAACGGTTTTCATCAAAGGGACTTTAGGCAAATAGCAGAAAATGTTGCTGTCATGCCTAAACCAAAAGATCCTGGAATCTTTATAGCAAGTGCTTTGTGTTTAGGCTTAGGTGATAAAGGAATAAGATTTAGAAAACTTTTTAGCAACAATATGATTGTGGCATTTACAAAAGAAATTTATTGGTTTGTTGATCAAGATGTTTTAAGAGATACTATGACAGAATGGGCTAACATGGGTGAAACATTTGAGTACATTCCTTACCAATGGAATGCTTGGGGGCAAAAGAGATATGATATTTTTTCAACAGGCAAGGGTAATAAAAAGAATGATAGAAGATTCAAGGCGGCTCAACTAAATTGGCTTCCTGAACATTGGAAAGAGATAATTAAAAAAGAAGTTTTAAATTTACCATAGAATATGATCGATGAAATAGAAAGTCCTTGTATAAATGTATGTACCATGGACCCAGATAGTGGATTATGTTTAGGTTGTAGCAGGACAGGAGATGAAATAGAAAAATGGGGAGATCCTAATACAACTAATGAATGGAAAATAAAAAATTTAAAAGAATTGGAAACAAGATGACACAAGGTTTTATAATCTATTTGCCAGACTATCCTGATAGTGTAGCAATGGCTAGTAGAGCTATGGAAAGTGCTAAAAAGTTTGATTGGAATGTACAACTATACGAAGGTGTAAATGGGACAAATGTTAGATTAGAGGATTACAATTTGAGACCTTCATTAGTTAATAAAAAGTGTCAACGTTTATTAGAACGTCCCGGAACACAAGGTTGTTTTCTTAGTCAATATCTTTTATGGGAAAAATGTTTTGTAAGTCAAACACCTATATGTATATTTGAACATGATGTTATTTTTAAAAAGACCATGGGAGACATAGAGGACTGTGATGTATATAAATTTGAAGGATTTAAAAAAGCAAAGCCAATAGCACCTGGCAATTGGTATGAAGGTGCTAGAGCATACCGTATAACACCTGTTGGTGCTAGAAAATTACTAGACTGGGTATTCGCCAATGGAGCAATGCCAGCAGACTGGATGCTGTGTGATGGTATAGTTGACATGAAATTTGATAAACACAATAAAATAACATTTAAATCAGGAATGAGTTTTACAAAGGACTTACAATGAACAGAATGATATATCAAGTAGCTGTTGGATCGCAAAGCAAATTATATCTACATTGTATAGAAAGTGTAAAAAAATATTGCGACAAGTATAATATTACACACATAGTACAGACCGAACCTATTTTGAGAATACGTCCAGATGAAACTAGATCAGGTAGAAGCAAAGAAGCAGTAAACAGATTAGGATATCTTCCTATATATGAAAAAGAAAATGCTTTTACACATTTAAAAAATTATGATCAAATTGCTATTATAGATAGTGACATCTATGTAAAAATAGATTCTCCTAATATTTTTGATACGTTGACTGAAGAATATGCCTTTGGCGCAGTAGCAGAAAGAGAACTACCTTGTGCTAAAAAATATAAATCTAAAATAAGAAAATATTCAAAAGCGGCATTTGAACATTTAGATGACGTAGATTGGAAGTGGAATCATTTAGGAGCAGAATTTTATAATATGGGCTTAATGGTTATTAATAGTAAAACATTCTTGCCATACTTAAAAAACGAAAGTCCAAAACAATTTTTATCAAGACCAGAATTCAAAGACTTTGTAGACGGCGTTGGTTATAAAAAATGGTCAACAGATCAAATGCTTTTAAATTGGTGGGTCAAAAAGGAAGGCATACCAACTAAAAATTTAGACTGGCGATACAACGGCTTATACAAAGGAATAGAAGATAACAGACTATCAGAAGCATTTTTTGTCCACTTTTTCTTAAAAGATCTGCTTCCTGAAAGAGGAGAAAACGTTTCAACACTAATGGAGGCAATCAAATGAACGTACAAGAGTTTGGTCACTGTAAAGACCTAAAACAATTCTATAATGAAATAAGAGAATTTTATCGTAGTCATTACAAGGATGAATTTTTAAGATACTACGACACTTTACAAAAACTAGCAGGTGAATGTAAGAGCTATAGAGAGCTAGGTGTCATGCAGGGCGGTTCGGCCGCGGCTGTGTTATCTGGTAATAGTAATATAAAAGCTGAATTAATAGATAGAAGTTTCCAACATCTTAATAATCACAAACATGTGTTTGAAGGATACAACGTTTCTTTTGTTGAAAGTGATTCATTAACGTGTCCTGTAAATGAATGTGAAATGACACTGATTGATAGTATGCATCACTACAAGCATGTAAACAAAGAAATACGTAGATATGAAAATAGTGTGTCAAAATATTTGGTATTCCACGACAGCAATTATCATGAAATAAAAAGAGCTATTGACGAATGTGTCGCAAGGGGAAAATTTAAAATGAATATTTTAGATGATAAAAGTTACGGATACTGTGTGTTAGAGAGAAGATAATGAAACATGTTGTTATGAGATATATGAGTACAAGGATAAAGGATCTTCCTTATGGTTGTCCTGGATTTGGAGATATTGTACACTCAGCATTGTTGACTTACAACTATGGACAACATTTTAATGAAGAAGCAACTTTACATATTGCTTCACATCAATATAATAGAGATAAACCTATTACATGGAAAGAAGTTTATGAACTATTTCCAAAAAATTCCATACACTTAAAATGGTATAAGTTTAGTTCAGAAACGAATCAAGATCAGGAATTTTTTGATTTGGTAAGAAAAGATAATCCTGACGCAGTCTTACATTACTATGAGAAATATCCTGGAAAGATACAAAGAGTAATTCAACCAAGTTTTTTTGTAGATGAATACATGAAATCTTATCCCTGTTTAAAACCAAAGTGTCCCTATCCTGAAGCAGAAAAAAGTTTATTACCGGAAAAATTTGTTACAGTACAAGTTGATGCTGGAAGTAAAAAACGTATGCTAAAGCCTGAACAAATGAATAACATTTTAAATTTTTGGATTACAAAAGGATATAAGCCGATATATTTAGGAGGACAGGCTACACATCCTTTGTTACAAAGAGCACCAATGGCAGGATATGCTATGAGCAAAGCACGGGCACATATTGGAGTAGACAGTGGTTATATGCACTTGGCTCAATGTTTCTTTAAGCCAGAAGACATATACATATATACTAATAGACCATGGGATAAATGGGAACATCATTTGAAGATGTTTAAAGATAATGGGGTTAATATAAATGAATACTATTAAGTATGACGGAAAAGAATATTTAGAATTACAAACCAAAGGATTTGCGGCACAATATGCTTTTCCTTTTGCTAAACAAATACTTACAGGAAAAGGCTTAGACATAGGACCTAATAGAGAAGACTGGGCATTTCCTGGAGCAAGAATGATTGACCTTGTGATTCCGGATGAGTTTGATGCTTTTAATTTACCTAATGAAAAATTTGATTATATTTTTTCTTCCCATTGTTTAGAACATTTGAATGATTGGGTTGGAGCATTGAATCATTGGTCCACTAGATTACATAAAGGTGGCATCATATTTTTATATTTGCCACACCCTGATCAAAGATATTGGAAGCCATGGAACAATAGAAAGCATGTGCATATCCTTGAACCAAGACATATTGAAGATTATTTTCAGTCTAAGAAATTTTCTAAAGTTTTTGTTACACACGGATACGATCTCAATCATTCTTATTACGCTGTTGCTGAACTTTGATGGAAGACAGATTTAAAAATGAGATTAGCAGTTTGTATATCCGGAGTCAATAATAAGAACAGTCGCATAGTAAAGTTCTTAAAAGAAAAGATTCCAGAAGCAACATATTTTTATCATACCTTTTCAAACAAAACTAATTTAATTGACAAAGAATTACACGATAGTTTGTTCACCATGCACTATCCGAAATGGCATTATCATCCTATGGAAGTCCCTAATATATGTAAGCACGGCAAGTTTAAAAAATATGTACAACAAAGATTAAGTTGGGACAAGTTATATTTCGGAACTGTGCCAATTCTACAACATTGTGATCTGTTACGTAAGATACCAAAAGAATATAATCTAATCATTAGGTGTGATTGGAATACGCAAATAGATAGGCAGGTTGACTTACACCATTGGTATAGAAAAGCGTTTGAACAAGGACCTATTGGCTTTATGGTAAGGGATAATAGAGGGCCTAATTTTGGCTCAGGTAAACTACACGAACTACCAAAAGATGAAAATGATGTAAACAACGACTGGTTTCATTTTTTACCTAGTACCTTTATTATACATCATAGAAAACATTTTGATGTACAACAAGTTACACAATTAAACAAAAATTGTGAATTATTACCTAATGAATGGGGTTGGTATCAGGTACTGAGTGCGCCATATGGTGGGATTCACACCAGCGTTCATGGTTTTGCTAAAGAGCTTAAATAACACGGAGAAAGATTATGAATCTACAAGAAGTTTTTGTTAAGCATAAATGTGATAAAGGAATCAAACACAGGTATTGGGAACTTTATGAACAGGATTTTCAAAAACACAAAGATGAACCAATCAACATATTAGAGATAGGTACTTTCAAAGGAGAAAGCACAAATGCTTGGTTAGAATATTTTTCACAAGCAAAAATTTACACCATAGATACATTTGAAAGAGTTCAAGCAAAAGACTTACCGTGTTTGGAAGACAACAGAGTACAATGGGCACAGTTAGATAGTACGTCTGAACATTGTAATAATCACTTTAAAAACCAAGGATTAAAGTTTGATATAATAATAGATGATGGTTTACATACTCCTGAAGGACAGAGATTAACCTTTGAAAGATTATTTGAATTTTTAAAACCAACAGGTAGTTATTATATAGAAGATGTGTGGATGCTTGACAAAGTTGATAGAAATCATCATTGGATAACAAGTCACCCAAATGACTTTACAATGGACAAGTACAATAAATTAATAAATAGTATTTCAAAATATCAAGTGACTCATCATAATTTTAGCAGTAAAAATGTTCCAGATAGTTACATTTTAAAAGTAAAATGGAAGCATACGTAATATACATTGAAGGGCATGAAGACAGTGAAAAGTTTTCTGACCGTTGTGTACAGAGTATAATTGATACCGAATCAGATTTAGATATAATAAAATTTCCTGCTATAACTCCTGATAACATGTGGGAAGTGAACTACACTTGGCCGCTACGGAAAAAAAGATTGTGCGAAAAAACAAATCTACTACTTTCAGCATATAAAACATACGATAACAATAAACGCATTGCCGCGGCCCAAAGCCACTACATGCTTTGGCGTAAATGCTTGACACTTAACAAGCCAATATTAATATTAGAACACGATGCTATTTTTATAAAAAAATTAGATATGAATATTATGGAATGGTGGCCAGGAGAAGGTGCTATCAGTATTAACAATCCAATAGGAGCAACATTTGGATCAAAGGAATATGATGAAAAATTACAAAACGGAATAAACGAAGTTCCTTGGTTGGTTGACAAAAACATACCACAAGGTCTACCTGGTAATAGTGCTTACGTGCTTTATCCAGATGCGGCAAAGGAACTGATAAGGCTACAGGAACAAATAGGATGGTGGCCTAATGACGCCATTATGTGTAAGCAACTTTGTCCTTGGATTAGATGCTATAAGCCTTACATAACTAAATGTCAAGGTATCAAATCAACAACCAGTAAGTAAAAGCAAATATAAGTATAGTTATGAAGATAGTCTTAGTAACTGGAGGGTTCGATCCTCTACATTCAGGCCACATTGAATACTTTACTGAGGCAAAGAAGCTTGGAGATATTTTGGTTGTAGGAATCAATTCAGACGAATGGTTAACACGTAAAAAGGGAAGACCGTTCATGCCATTCAAAGAACGTTTGGCTATCATTGATTCATTGTCAATGGTGGACGATGTATTGTCATTTGAAGATGCTGATGATACTGCTAACCAAGCTATTTTTAAATTGATGTGTACATCTGGTAGTGGACATGATATAATATTTGCTAATGGTGGGGATAGGAAAGCAGGATCTGTGCCTGAAGAAAATATATATGGAGAGCAAATTGAATTTGTTTACGGAGTAGGAGGCAGTGACAAAATTAATTCTAGTAGTTGGATACTTGATGAATGGAAAACACAAAAAACTGAAAGAGATTGGGGATACTGGAGAGTACTAGATGACAAACCATCTAAGGGTTATAAAGTAAAAGAACTTGTAATATATCCAGGAAAGTCTCTTAGCGATCAGAAACATTTCAAAAGATCTGAATTATGGACCGTGTTAGAAGGTACGGTAAATATGACAACTGAATGGCAAGAAAGAAAGTCTAATGTTGAATTACAGCCGGGCGGTTTACAGTATGAAATAGGCAAGGAAGTATGGCATAAAGCAACAAACAGCGGAGATGTCAATGCTCATGTGCTTGAAGTTCAACGTGGTGTATGCGTTGAAGAAGATATAGAAAGAAGGGACTGATGAAAGTATTTGTAGGTTACGATACAAGAGAAGACATAGCTTACCAAGTTTGTAAGCACAGCATTATTGCTAGAAATAAGGACATTGATGTACGTCCACTTAAACAACAAGAACTAAGAGATGCGGGATGGTACACACGCCCTATTGATAAACTAGCATCAACAGAATTTACTTTTACAAGATTTCTAATACCTGAGCTTACTAATTATGAAGGTTGGGCTGTGTTTATGGACAGTGATATGATTCTAACAACAGATATTAAAGAATTGTTTGATCAAGCAGACGATCAATATGCTGTGATGTGTGTTCAACATGATTATAAAGTTACAGAAAGCACAAAAATGGATGGACAAAAACAAACTATCTATCCAAGAAAGAATTGGTCAAGTATGGTGTTATGGAACTGTGGACATCCTAGTAATAAAGCTGTAACAAAGGATTTTGTTAACAATCCAGAGATTACAGGAGCATTTCTACACAGGTTCAGTTGGTTAAAGGATGAAGAGATTGGTAGCTTAGATCATACTTGGAACTATTTGATGGGTGTGTATAACGATATAGAAAAACCAAAATTAATACACTACACAGAAGGTGGTCCTTGGTTTGAAAACTATCGCTACTGTGAATATCATCAGCTATGGAAAAATGAATTACACAATATGATGCATGGAGCAAAAGATGAGTGATATAGTTCCTCCTAAAATGTTGATGATAGACGGGGAGGATGAAATACTAAAACATTGGAAGCAAGGAACCGATGCTTTAGTAATAGACAGAAAACAAATATCAAGTAAACTTAAAGACAGTCCTTGGCCTATCGAAATACCTGTTTCATTCAGAAGCATGACCAAAAGAAAAGAAATATGGAAGTGTTGGGAAACTGGTAGACCTTTTTATTACATAGATAATGGTTATATGGGTAACCTTGATAAAAAGAAGCGTTGGTATAGAGTTGTAAAAAATAACATACAACACACAAAAGTTCCGCTATTTATGGGCACGGAAACTAAATGGCCAATTGATAGATTCCAAGAGATTTGTAGGATAGCACCATACATGCACTACATGGGACAAAAATCTTCAAAACAACAGAACGGTGCGATATTATTAGTTACTCCGTCCGAAAAACCATGTGCGTTTTATAATATTACAAGAGATGATTGGGTTAGAGATACAATAGCAGAACTAAAAAAACACACCGATAGACCAATTGTAATTAGAGATAAAGGTTTGCGTCCTGATAGGATTAAGAACGGAAGTGTAGCTTCGCAATGCCATAGAGAAAGAATACATAGTGTTGTTACATATCAAAGCATGGCGGCATTAGAAGCAATTCATTTTGGTATCCCAGCTTTTACAATGGCTCCATGTTGCGTACAAAGTGTTGCGAATACAGATCTTTCAAAAATAGAAAGTCCAGTATATCCAGATCCAGATAAATTTTTAAACCTTTTAGCGTATCTTGCTTATTGTCAATTTAATTTAGAAGAATTTTCATCCGGTAGAGCTATTAGGATGATAGAGGAGTTTAAATTATATGACCACTGATGTAATGAGAGTGTGTGCTTACCTAAAAGCAATTCCTCCAGGAAATAAAAATCCAGAAAAACCAAAACTACTTGAATATTTTGTAGAAGGAGTAAACAAGTCAGGAGACAAATCAATGTTGATTAATTCTTATCAACATGAACCAGCTGATGTTGCTGTACTACAAGGCTATGTACACCCAGGAAGTAAACACGTTCCTCATTTAAATCTAAGACGTGATGTACTAGACAAACAAAAGTCTATAGGTGGCAGAACAATTATAGCAGACGCAAATTTATTTTTAGCATACGATCCTGGAAATAAAAACACATACTTAAGATACAGTTATGATGGTATTTTTCCAAACACAGGAGAATACTGTGACTCTAAAATTGATCCACAACGTTGGGCTAGGATGAGAGATATATTAGGCTTATCATTGAAACCTTGGAAGAAGCATGGAGATTATATTTTGATTACATGTCAAAGAGATGGCGGTTGGAGCATGAACGGACAATCAGTAATAGAATGGTTACACCTATTGTTAATGAAGCTTAAAAATTTAACCGATAGAACAATTATGGTAAGGTTTCATCCTGGGGATAAAAAGATTTCAAAACACATGATGCAACTTCAAGCCATAGGACATAAGGTGCGTTTTAGTTCTCCTAGCGTAAGTTTACTGAAAGAACTTCACGATGCTTACTGCGTTATAAGCCATAACAGTAGTCCAGGAGTTGTGTCAGCTATAGAAGGTGTTCCTATATTTTTATTAGATCCTGACAGGAGTCAAGCCAAGGAAGTAGCGAACATAAATCTATCAGAAATTGAAAATCCTAACTATGAATTTGATAGAGAGACATGGCTTAGGAGAGTAGCGATGAGTCATTGGAGATTAGATGAAATTAGATCAGGTGAATGTTGGAGGCATATGAAACAATGGGCGAAAAAGACATAAAAGTAGTTACAACATTTCATAACGAAGGTTATGAATTATACGGAAAAAGGTTTTTAGAATCTTTTGCTAAAAACGTAGACAAAAAGATTCAAATGTATTGTTTTACGGAAAATTGTGATCCTGAGAACCCGGATCCTAATCAAATTATTATTGAAAGTCAAGAATTTGTACTTCCTAAACTAATGTCATTTAAAAGAAAATGGAGGAACGATCCAAAGGCAAACGGCATCCCACCTGATGACATAAAAGCAAGACGTCCAAGAGATCATCACAAAAAGTTCAAGTGGGACGCTATTAGATTTGCCAATAAAGTTTATTCAGTGTTTGCGGCATGCGAAAGAAGCACTGATTGGTGTGTATGGATGGACGCAGATAGTTACAT